CTTCCGGGCCCCCTGGACTGTTCGCGGGAACAGTTCTCGCTCGTAGTTGCTACTCACTCTTGCTTCAAGGAGCATAAACATGCGTGCTAGGCGTCGAGATTTAACAGCCAAAACAGTAAAGTCGATCGGGAAATTTTATTTCCGATCGTCTATTACCGGAGAACGAGCCAGTAATGTCTCGGCCTCCGAATTGACTGGCCCTGGGTTTAAAGAGGTCACTCTGGATGAACTCCATAGTGGTCCCCCTTATACTTCGGGTGGCCCGTTCTTTCGGGCCCGTCTCGACACCCTTGATGCCGTTGCAGGTTCATGTCAGATCCAAGGCGTACAGCAAGCTTCTGGGGCCGGACTCAATGCTCTTCTTAAAGAGATTGGTCGTCCGTTAAAGCCTGGGGAGACTTGGCGCCGTGGATATGAAGGCGGAGTGGTTGTCCGTCCTCCGATTCGTTTCACTGTCCCTTCAGTTGAAGGCGCAGATGATTACAAACCGGGGATCAACCCCAACGACCTTGAAGCCCTCGGAAGTCGAGCTTATAACAAGCTTCGACCTAAACCCGAGAAACTTAATCTCTTTCAATCTCTTTATGAGATTCGGGAGATCCCTCGAATGATACGCCCTTTAGCCGCTAACCATGCGGGGAATTGGGAACGGATTCGTCGCGATTTTCGCGGCCTCCGTGACCTATCCTCAAATTGGCGCGGTGAAAGTGCGCAGCGTTTGACGGAGCGGATGAACCCTAAAAGGGCCGCCGATAAGTTTCTTGAGGTCCAGTTTGGCTGGAAACCCTTTGTTGGTGATGTAGTGTCGTTAATTGATACGACACTACATTACGATCAGTATCTTGCGGATACTATCCGCAAGAATGGATCTTGGCAACACAGGAAGTTTTCCGAGGATGAACTCATGTCGTCTAACCTGGTACACGAATCCACTTCTAGTGGGTTGAGTGTATCGTCATATAGTTCGCCCTCTTTTGGGCCGACCTACTTGACGAACTCCTCTCTACGCGTGTATAAAGAAACTTACACACGTATTTGGTATGAGGGGAAGTTCAGGTACTACTACCCTGAGTTCAATAAGATTCCACCGTCCCAGTTAGGGGCGTTGGTGATGCTACAGCGTAAGCTGCGGCTTCACGGACTGTTTATCAGTCCGACTCTTATTTATAGAGTGATACCCTGGACATGGCTTGTAGACTGGTTTGTCAACATTGGAGATAATCTCCAAATGTTGGAGGATCAGTTGACGGGTAGAGTCGCGTCCTTGTATATGTACCTAATGCGCCACACCGTGGAGCGTTATCGGTACGTATTGACTTGGAACACTGTTGATGGTCAATCGCTGTCGTTCGAAAAGTTCGACGCAATTGATTGTAAACGTCGTGTTCCAGCAGGTAGCAACTTCAGCTTTTCTGCTGCGCCGGGGGGTTTATCTCCCACGCAGCAAGCCATACTTATCGCTCTTGGCTTAAGCCAATAACGATAGGTATATCCGCCGTGGTTTACATCGGGACATGTAGAGATGAGCACCTATGTGTCACCAACCACGTCACGCTCCACTCGAAGGAGGTCTTTCCAATGTTAACCGATCCTCAGACAATTACCATCAGCGGAACCACTCACACTCTTCCTCGTGTCGGGATTTCTCCCGGACGCGTCGTCAATGGTATTACCATTGGTGGCGCGTCTACTTACGCGAATTCCGATGAAACTGTCGTACTGAGTGTTACTCAGTCCGTCACTAAAATCGGCCGTAAGCGTCACGATTTGAAGTATGTGCAGTCCAAAGTAGTTACGGATCCTCTTAGCAGTGCTAATGATACCGAATCTACTACGCTGGGCTTCTACATCGATCGTCCTGGCTACGGTTTTACCGTTGCCGACATCGAGGCCTTAGTTACTGGCTTTAAAACAGCCTTAACTTCGGCTCTTGTACAGTCGATTTATAGTGGTCAATCTTGATCACTATCGACTGAGCCATATGGGTACGCGTTTGCGTGTGCAAATGTGCGCGTACTGTCTGGGGTAGTGTTGGCATCGGTTATCGATCGCCACCCGTGAGGGGACGATGAAAAGCGATGCAAAAGACTACGTCGAGTTGGCACAGCTCATCTATAGAGATGCCTGTGCCAGATGTTCCGTCACAGTCTCTGATTTACGTGATCTCAAGACATTGAGAGCACGGGTCAAAGAAGAAGGGTTATCGTTTCTCACGATAACTCTACCATCGTTTGCTAGTGACTTTGAAAGGTCGCTCGCTGATGGTGGTGTTGACTCTAGCCGCTTCCTTAGCTTCAGGAAGCGGGGAGCAATCCCCGCATTTCTGCAAGGTATGCTCAGTCAAGTCTTTGACCATGAGACAGGGAGGTTACGAGATGATTCCCCCGTACTTTTGGAAGTTATTGAGGGCGTGCGACAATTTTGTGCAGCCTTCAAGAAAGTCCGGTTGCCGTGCTCCCCAGCGCGGGAAGCGGCGGCAGTCAAGAGGTACATCTCGGTTGAGCGAGATCTTAATGAGTCTCACATTGACCCTGGAGACGCTTCAGCTTTCAAAGCTGTTGCGTTTGTGCTGTGGAATCGCATGTTGGGTAATTTATTACCTGATATGCTATTACCTAGGCACGGTCCCGGGGCTACAGCTGAAGGAATTTCTGGAAATCAGAAATTTCGTTGGCTGAGGTGGCATGAACGTCTCGAACCCTGGTTTCCGTTCCTAGAGAATGGTTATTCCATTTCTTCTAGCGACGATGCTGAGTTCGAGGATGTAACGTTCGTTCCTGAGGACGACGAACAGCCCGTCAGGGTTGTCTTCGTTCCTAAGACTCTTAAGTCCCCGCGTGTTATTGCCATTGAACCTGTGTGTATGCAATATACGCAACAGGCCCTTCAGCGGTTCCTTTACAAGGAAATTGCGAAGGATCCGGTGTCAGCTGGTCATGTGAATTTTCGTGACCAGTCGATTAATCGGTCTTTGGCTTTAGCATCTTCGAAATCTGGTCTTTGGGCAACCATCGATCTCTCAGATGCGTCAGATCGGGTTCCACTCGATCTAGCACTGAGCATGTTTGATAGCAACCCAGAACTCCGGGATGCTATCGATGCGTGCAGATCTAGAAGAGCGGAGCTTCCGTCGGGTGAAATACTCACCCTGCGTAAGTTCGCGTCGATGGGTTCTGCTCTATGCTTTCCAATAGAGGCCATGTACTTTTACACTATATGTGTAAAGGCCCTATTGGATCAGCAAAAACTTCCCTATACGCGTACTAACGCGCTTTTGGTTAGTACCAATGTGTACGTCTATGGTGACGATTTGATCGTCCCTAGCGACACGACGGAAGAGGTTCTCCGTAACCTGCAGCTGTACAACTGCAAGGTTAATACCGCTAAGTCTTTCTGGACTGGAAAGTTCAGAGAATCTTGCGGCCTTGACGCTTACGATGGTTACGAGGTTACACCTACGTACCTTCGGGAAGCGCCCGCTGAGAACCAGCAGCAAGTAGATCGGATCGTTTCATGGATAGCTACCGCTAACCTCTTTGAAAAAAGAGGTTATTGGAGAACAGCCTCCTTCATGTTTGCACACGTGGAGGGTCTGCTAGGGGAACTCCCTCTAGTTGACGAAACGAGCCCACTGCTTGGGCGTATCGACCTTTATGGTTTGCGCAGCGTTCGAAGGCGAAATCTTCGATTTCGTCGTCGATATCAATCTCTCGAGCAGAGAGGTTGGATTGTTGCGCCCGTCAACCGCAGTGACAGAGTTGACGGTTACGCCGCTCTACAGAAGTCCCTATTGGGTCTTGTTCGTAGGAGCGAGGATCGCAGAGATCCAAACTTCGAAGAACCGGATCACGGTGCTTCTGTTGCTCATAGCTACATGCTTAAGTGGTTGAAAACCACAGGCAAGTCTGCGAGCAGTTTAGAGCATTCTGCACGGCGCGGCGCCGTATCATTAAAACGCCGCTGGGTCCCGGTCACATAGATCGGGG